AAGCTCGGCGGTGTGGTTTCAATACCCTTAGGCGGTGCTGGCCGATCCGACGGCGTCGGCTGGTAGTGGGGTGGACGGCAAAATCCGCTGTCACACTGGGCCAAGATGGGGCGCTGTAGCCCCACAGCCAACAGCACACAAAAGCCTACGAGCACGTAGCTGAGCGGTCGCATTGTACGTCCCTCCTTGGACCTGGGATTTCGGTTTTACTCTTCTCTGCTAGCCTAGCCGCAAGCGGTGCCAGGCATGCCAGGATGTCGGTAGCCGCCCGGATCAGTGCGGCGGCTTCCGGCAAGCCAAGCCGCTCGTCTTCCAGGGCATCAAGGACCGCCTGGCGGAGTTTTTCAGCCTGGCTGAGCAGTTCCATCATGCATCAGGACGGCATCTGTCGGCTCCAAAGCCGCGGTTCGACCACCACGGGAGTGCCCCGCTCGCTGGCCTTGAAGGCAGCCACCACGTCGTGGCTAAAGGCCAAGGCGCCGCTTCGGTCTTCTTCGACCTGTAGGTCCCAGTTCCGGTAATACCTGAAGCCCCGCACCAGATCGCCGTAGAACCAGATGCCTGCGGCCGTAGCAGCCGGTTGCCCCGACGCCACCAGGCGGCTATAGACCAAGGGGCTAACCACGACCTGCAGGTTCATGCCGGCCAAGGGGTTGCCGGCCACGACCACGTTGCTCGATCCGCTTCGGGTCTCCGTGGCCGAGACGATCCGGTTGGCCGTGGAGCGCAGTTGTGGCGGGACGAGAATCACCCGCTGCGTCAAGATGGGCGGCTGCCCCGTGCCTGGCATCTGGATACCCAGGAACAGGTCTTCGGCCGCATCGACATCGGTCCAGTCGGCCAGGGCGTTGACCTGCTGATTCACGTAGCGGCTGCCTGGGGTCGAGTAGAACAGGTTGTAACTGCCTTCGGCCGAATCGCCCACGCGTTTTTCCACGACACAACCGCTCACAGCGCCGACGATGTAATCGACCAGAGCCGTCTCTTTTTCTAGTCCGATCCGCTCGCCAATGCGGCGGGCTTGGTCCAGAATCTGGCCGGTCTCATCTTGCAGGATGGCCTCTTTGGTGATCCGGACAATGGCCCCGCGTTTGACGGTCTCCGGCGTCTTGACGTACTCGTCGTACATGCCAAGAGCCGGGTATTCCTGGCCTTCGGCGACCTGGAGCGTCTTGCCGTCGGCAAGCGGCAGGCTTACGCCGGTCAGCCGGGCCTGTCGGGCGCGGCCGTCGATGGCCGGCACCAGACGGCTGAGCGTAAACTCAGGCAATTGGTAGCCTTCCAGCACCGCGGCGTTGAGAATCTGCCCTGTGATCGTAGCGAAGGCCGATGTAGTCAGCGCGCCGTCGGCTTCTAGCAAGTGGGTGCCGCGGCAATAGGCTTCCAGGCCGGCCAGGCCGATCGGCTCACCCTGCCGGTCGATGATGAAGTAGGCGGCAAGATCACGCAGGGAAAAGTCTTCCGGACGTAATCCGCCCGGCTTGCCTGTACGCCCACGCTCCAGCGCTTCGTGCAAATCCTGGAGCGTGGTCTTGGGGTCCGCACAAAACTGTCGGAAAATCTCTTGGGCTTTGACCATCGTGTACCTCCTTGTACTCCTGGTAACCCTGGGAAAACTGCCTTAGCCGCCGTTAAGCACCGGCGGAAACTTTGACGGTTCCATTGTCATTCCACAGTGCGCCGGTCACGCCGGGATTGGTCGTCGGCAGCGAAGCGAGGATGTTGTTGCCACTGCGCGACAGACTCCGACTGCCGAAGATAATGGCGGCCCCGTCGGCTAAGTTCAACGTGCCGACAGCCGACGCGTGCAGTCCCAAGTGCGAGAGCCGGCTCAGGATGCGGCAATACACGGCCGTCTCGGAGGTGCTCTTCGACGCTACGGCCACACCGATCCCCTCGGCCGTGGAACTGGCTGCGGAGACGGTCTGATTGGCCATCGCCGTGCCGTTGCCGCCAGCAAGGATTTGGCCCACTTCCATGCCGGTGCCGTCGCCGCTAGGAGCAGCAAAAAGAAAATCCCCTTCCGTGGCGACCAGCACTTGGCCAGTCCGGCCGGCTTCTTTGGCCGACAAAGCAACCCCCACAAACGCCGTGGCCAGGTTGGTCTTCTTTTCGGTGTAGTTGGCCCCGCTAACCACGGAGGCCGGGCGCACCGCATCGTGGGTCGCATCCCACCAGACCAGGTCGCCGATCTCCACCGCATCGGCCGCATAGGCCGGCAGGCTTACGGCCCGCACATCCCCACGCACAAACCGAAATTGATTCGCCATCGTTCAAACTCCTTTGGGAAACTAAGGATCCGTCATTTCCACATTCGTACCCGGTCTTCAAAGCTTCCGGGCAAACCGCCCAGCGGACGGCTCGACAGGACCGTGCTGGGCCGGATGAGCCGGCGCAGGTCTTCCAGCATTGCCTTGCGCCGAGCGTCGTCGGCCTGCTGCAGGGCTTCCATCAGGCTCTGGGGCACATCCTGTGGACTCAGCCCCGCCTGCTGCAGCTCCTGAGCGAGCTGCTCTTTACGCCGCAGCGCGTCTAGCTCCGCGGCCAGCCTGTCGCGCTCTTCTTTGAGCCTGATCCGTTCGGCCTGCGCTTCCCCGGCCGCCTGAATCTGAGCGACCAGATCCGGCCGGGCCTGCTTGAGTTGTTCCAGCGTCAGATTCTCCAGGTCCATAACACCCTCCTTGGTTCCAGTAACGTCCGAAACATCCAGTCCGAATTTCCGTGCAGCATCCAAGGCACGCTGTCGGGCCAAGGCCAGATGCTCCTTGGCCAGTTTCCGATTGGCGGCAATCCGCTCCAGACTCCGCCGCACCGCCTGCGGCGTGTGGATCGGGAAATACCGCTTATGAAGCGGCCAGGTGCGGTTGCCAATTTTCACCCCCCCCGGAAGCACCAAGGCAAAGGCCTCATCCGGCAGCCGATCTACGTCTTCCCCATCTTCCGGCGGCTCCTCGGCGGGCTCCGTCGGGTTGCTGTCCGGGGCGGCCGCTGGCTCTACGTTCGCATCCGCTGCTGGTTCGGCCACTGCCCCGGTCGAGCGATCCTCGTACAGGCTCCGCGTGGTAGCCGGCTCGGCCACCAGATCCACACTGCGCACCTGCTGGATCGACTCGACGATCAGCCGACCGCCTTCCATGCGGGTGCGTCCTTGGGCGTCGTGCGAAAGACCGACGTTTTCCGGACAGTTCTCCGCATCCCAAAGCAACTGCTCGGCCAGCGGATGCTTCGGGTTAACGAGCAGATCGCCGTACAGCCCGTTGGCTTCCATCCGCACGTTCAAGAGCCTGCCGATCCGGTCCCGGTAGCTGCGGCGTCCTGCGTCCTGATGATCCACGTTGACCGGCCGGCCTTCATACAGATGCTTGGCCTCTAGCAGCGCTTGGGGCAGGTAGCGCCGGCCGTTTTGGCTTTCTAGGCCCAGCACCTTGACGCCCAGGATCATGCTGCGCTGCCGGTCCACGCGAAGCGTCAGTCCCCTGTTGGTCGTGTATTCCAAAAGCCGCTGGGCGCCGTCCTGGCTGGCGTCCTTGCCCCCAGCGGCCGGAGCAGGCTGGGATTCCCGGATGACGGCGGGCATCTCCTCGGGGTCCGCGTCCGGATGCACCTTCTTCCACGCCCGGCGTATCCGCTCTTTAACGGCAGGCAGGTCTTCCGGCGGAATCTGGACCCGGTTGCCCCGGAAACCGCCGGGTCCCAGGGCGGCAATGGCCATGCCGACTTGCCGGGCTGTTTCCTGCTTTTCCGGGTCTTCCCACAGACGCAGTTTCCAGGTGCTGGGCCGTTCCGGGTCCGGCACATAGGCGTAGGCCTCGGCCGGAAACTGCATCCCGTTTTCCGTTTTGGTCGGTCGATCGGCCATCCGTAGCCCTCCGGTGGGGCCGAAGTTTTTCTCTGCACTGGTCCGAAGCATGGGGGGGCGTGCTTGTCAGGCCCGCCGCTCCCACAAAAAGGGGATTTTATCCGAACTTGTCTGAACTTGTCCGAAGTTATGGGATTTTTGACGCCTTCGGTTGGCAAAATCAGGCCAATAAAAAAGGGCCAGACGCGATCCCGGCTCGTTGAGCCGAGACGGCGCCTGGCCCCAGCTATTCTGGTAGCCTGAGGTGCCTTCTATAGTAATTTCGTAGCGCGTTGCCCCGGAAGCGTCAAGGGGGCAAAAGAAAAATTTTTCCCGTCGCTACCCGTTTCCCCTGGCCTAGGAACATCGGCAATCAGCCCCATGGGCCGGTTAGGCCTTATCTCGGCCTTCTAAGCGGCGGTGGATCAGCCGCACCGTGCCGCCTTCCCAGGTGATCTCAATGCCCACAGTACCCCAGAACTTGGCCCGTTCGGCTTCGTCAAACAGTTGATCCAGTCGCTGGTGAGCCAAGCTGCGCATCCGGGCGTTATGATCTTGCGGGGCTGCCTGGGTGGGCTTATTCGACGGGCCTGTTGGAACTTGGCCCGGCTGCCCCTGAGGATTGGCCGCCAATGGGCTGGATACGCTTGGGCCTGCCGGACTCTGAAAACCCGCTGGTTTGGGGCCAGGTGCTGCTGGTCCGGCCTGGCCAGCAGGACCGCTCCCCGGCAGACGTTGGCCTTCTGGACCTGAAGGCGGCAGACTCCTTGCCGACTGGCCTGGCTTGGCCTGACCCGGCCGGTCCTCCTTAACCATCCGATGCGAACCTTCCGCCATACAATCCCTTTCCCAAACTGGAAGTGCCCCTGCGTGGAATCAATACGTCCTTGCTTCAACGAGCTTCTTGGGTTATCCTAAAGCCAGGGGGCTGTCGGCATGCGGACATCCGGCGCAGCCCCCTGGCCTTAAGGACTGCTGGCCATGGGATATCTGGAAACGTTGGTCTTGTTGGCCTTTGCTCGCTCTTGGATATGGTTCCGCAATTGGTCAAGATCTGGACTGAATGGCTGCAAGTTCATTTTACAACGGATCGTCTGTCCATGCAATCGCCAGAGATCCCTTCCTTGGGGGGATTGCATCAGGTCGGCCAAGAACTTCGGCGGCCGCCTGAGGGGCCGGGGCCGACAAATCCCTGGCTGGCCGCCTGTCGGAACAAGCGCTCCCGCTCGGCCAGCATCCGGCGGACCTGCTGGAGCCGCCCAGCCCGCTCTTGCGGAGTTTCGGCCTGGAGGGTTTCGATCGGTAGCAGACGGCCCTCCGGGTCGATAAAGTCGGCCCATTCCGGTTTTCTGGGGATCGGTTCTTTTTGCAGTAGGTCCCGCACGGTCTGCCAGCGCCGCACGCCGACAGCGGTCATCTGCTCCCGTTCGCTGGCCTGCTGCCACCACTGCTGGTAACTGGCCGGATCGGGAATCAACTGGCCGGTGGCAGTCTGGAAGGCGGCCATAGCGGCTGGGTTCTGGGCCCATTCCGGCGGCGGCCGGAGCACCGGGATGGTCATGCAGCGGCAGTTTGGTTCGTCAGGTAGGTCCGGCAGAAGCTCGCCTCGCTCGTCCCGGTACAGGCCGTCGGGACCTTGCCAATAGATGCGGCCGTTGCGGGCGGCATGGTGCGGCCGGGTCCACTCGTCCATGACGGCCACGATCTGCAGGCCCTGGAGCATGCCGCCCATGCCCTGGAAGGCGCTACGGCCAGCCCGCTCTGCCACCCGACAGCCTTCGGTCCGAGCGATCCGCTGCGCTTTGTAGGCCAGGCCGTCGGTCCACCGCTCCAGCCGAGCCCGGAGTCCATCGACGTTTTCCCCGGCCACCAGGCCATGAACCAGGTCATTGAACATGGCCTGCCGGACTGGTTCTTCCCAGCGGCGCAAGCGCTCCTGCCACGACAGGCCGCCCGGCGGGGCAGAAATGAGCCAATCCGTGACCTGCTCTTCCTTGGGTGGCGGGAAAAGCAGCGACTGGACAAACTCCTTCGCCTTTTGCCCCCGAATCGCTCCCCGAACGATCGGCTCCCAGTCGTAGCGGACCTGCCAGGCTGGTTGTTGGGGTTCTGGCACGGTGGCTTCTCGGACCGGCAGTTTGGCTTTGGCCGCCGCCAGCCCAGCAAACACCGGAAGCCACTCGGCAGGCAGGGCGTCCAGCACGGCCTGGCCGGCGGTTCGGTAGCCCAGAAGGCCCAGCGGGATGAGCTGGTCTTGCAGGGCCTGCCGTGCCTGGCCCAGAAGTTGCTCGATCCGGCGGCGCAGGCTGGCTAGGCCTACCAGGCCCACGCGGCTAGCCAGTTCGGCGATCGGGCCGGCCAGACTGCGGTATCGTCGTCGGATGGCCACGGCGGCCTGCTGCACGGCCTGAAGCAGCTGGACTTGACGCTGGTGGAACCGTGCAGCCAATCGCTCTTGCAACAGGCTGGTCCTGGGCCGGCCTGGTTTGGCTTCCAGCAATGGGATCATCGGCCGAAACTCCTTAGCCTTTTCCCAACAGTTGGGGATAGCAGGGGTTACTCGGCGGCCTGGTCCATGAGGGAGCGTTCTTGCTCGTAGTTATAGCCGTGGCGGGCCGCTACGGTTTGCGGGCTGACCACGCCCAGGGTCAAGAGAATCTGATCGGCCTGGGCTTCTTTGAGCCGGTCCCGGCTCAGCACGATGGGGGCCTCGGCGTCGATTTCCACCAGGCGGCTTACGCCGTCGGGCAATCGGCCCGCCCGTTCGGCCACCTCCAGCGCTCGGCGCAGGATCTGGATATCGTACCAGATCATCTCCGCCTGGAGCCGCTCGCACATTTTGACGGCCGGTCCCTCGGCCACCATGGTCGACGCGTAGTTGGCGTTGCTGGCGTCGGCCGAGAGCATAAACTCTGGCATACAGAGCCGGGCGGCAATGGCGCGCAACTCCGCCTGGAGGGCCACGACGTACTTGGCAACGTCGATGCCACTTGCTGGGAAGGTGTACTCCACGCCAGGCGGAGTGTCCACAATGGCGCCGGGGGGAAACTGCTGGTAAGTTTTCGTCTGGCCGGTCGAAGAGTCGGTCTGTTGCAAGCTGGCCAGCCGGGCCACGTACTGCTGGATACTGCCGGCCGTGGCGCCGGTGTGCCGACGCACGATGGCAATGGCCGATTGGATGCTGGCTACCGTGCTCATGTTACGCAACAGTTTCCAGGCCCGGCGCAGGTTGTGCCGGACCGGCCACAAGAGCGGCAGGCCACGCGGAGCGGTGCGATCCACGTTGGCCTTGCGGTGCTGGACCTGAGTGGCCGCAATCCGCTGAAAACTGCCTGGCTGGTGGAGGTCCAGTTGGACCCAGTAGGCCCGGACCGTTTCCGCATCCAGCGGATCGGTCTCGATGCCGAAGGGCGCTTCCTGTCGGCCAGGCGGCTGGCGAACCTGCTCCGGCTCAACAAACCGCACGGTCAACCGTCCGGCGTCGTCAAAGAGACGCAAAAAGACTTCGCCGTCCCGGTCCATGCGGCGCTGGATTTCCTGTTGGCGTAGGCCCCAGTCGTGCCGCTCCTGGAAGTCCAAGAGTTCCGCGTCGATCCGTTCCATGGTGGTCTGGTCGATTTGGGCTGCTGGCCTAGGACGCAGCTTGTACTGATGGCCGCTTCCGACCACGTAGCTGATGCGGTTTTCGATGGCCGAAAAAGCAAACGGGTGGCTTGCGGCCAGCCAGCGGCACTCCTGCCGGATCAAAGCCAGGTCGCCCTCGGTCCGGTACGGCGTGCTGCCGTCCTGGTCCATGACCAGACCCAGCGGAATCCAACTGGGTAGATCATCTTCCCGGTCCAGCCAGCGGGTAAGCAGCTGGATGGATTCCAGCAGGTGGTCCAGGGGCGGACCGCCGGGCCTGCCGTCTTGCGGCTGGTCATGGACCGGCAGGGGGGACGTCGTGTGGTTGTTCGTCATGGTAAGAGCCTCCGGCTAGTTCCAGGATGAGTCGGATAGCCATTTCCAGGGCGTCCGGACCGTCATCGTGCTGTCCGTTGGGAAAATCTTGCAGCTGTCCCACCAGGAGCCTGCCGCCGGGATCATCCAGCACGCGTAGCTCTCGGCGGGTAATGTACTGGCCCAGGCGTCGGATGCGCACTAACTTGGGCACGCGGTTGTCGATCTGGAAGGTCGGCCAACTGAGTCCAAATCGCCCCGCCGTCTGCCGCTCAAACTCATGCACAAGCAGTTGCTGAAACTGGTTGGCTTCGATCCCCACAAACTGCGGCTGCCAACGATCGCACCAGCGGATCGTATCCTGCACGATCTGGTAGGGTGGCCGGCGTTGCAAGTCGGCGGCCACCCAGAGCAGGCCCCGGCACAGCCCCAAGAAGACAATGGCCGAGTAGTCGCCCTGCTTGTCTCGCTTACCCAGACTGGGATCGACGGCGATGACCCGCACCTGGTAGTCGGCCAGCCTAGGCATTTGGTCCTGTTGGACCCAGATCCAATCGCCCCAGAACTCCGCGGGCCATTCGGCCCCTTCCATCGAGATGAACTGGCCCTCTAGTTCCTGGGCCGCTAGTCGGCCTGTGGCCTCCTGCTGGACCAGGCGGAGAAAGTCTGCTGGCAGAAAGGGGTTACTCCGGGTAGGCGCATGGACCAGTGTGCAATCCGCTGAGGGCCGGCCGAACCGCTCATAGGTCCAGTGCCGCATTCCCTGCGGGGTGAAGGTGGCTGCCAGCCACGCGCCAGGCTGCTCCCGCAAGGTAAACAGCACCACCTCATAGACCTGCCGGTCCATGAGACTGGCTTCGTCCAGCCAGGCCCCGGCTACGGAAAGGCCACGGAGCCGATCAGGTTGATCGGCCGAGCGAAAGAGCACCTCGGCCCCATGGTGCAGTTCTACGGCCATGCGACTGGGCCGGATCGAGCGGACCGTGTGCGTCAAGCGGCCTAGGCGCAAGAGCGTCGGCCAGGCAAAATCACGCAACATCGTGTACGTCGGCGCAACGACCAGATAGGTTCGGCCCGGCTCGGCCCGGCGGAGAACGCGATAGGCGCCGGCCGTGGTCTTGCCTGAGCCCCGGCCGCCCACCAAGCCCACTAGCGGCGTCCGCGCCAGCACAAACTCCCGCTGCTGCGGCGTGAGCTGAATGATGAGCCTGCTTTTAGCCGACGTGGGCTTCATCCTGGCTTCCTTGCCTGGGATCGTTCTGGGAAGCTTCCTGCGGGTCTTCGGGCCAGACGACCTGTTCGACGATTTCGACCGTCCGCTGAGTCTGCAGGATGTCTTGGCGGTCGCGCTGGCCCAGGTACTGCTTGCCGAGCCAGATGAGCATGGGCACCGAGCCGCGGCGTGCCATCTCCAACTGCTTGCGCCGTAGGCTCTTTTGCAGCTGCGCCCGGCCCTGATCCAACGCCTGTCGCGCTTTGCGCCGCAAAAGATTCTCCGACACGCCTAGGATGAAGGCGATCTCTCGGTCCGTACAGCCGCAGGCGGCCATACGCCGAACCTGCTCTAGATCGATCGTCTTCGGCTTGGGCATCCGTGCCGCCAAGCCTCCTTGGATGGTGGGTTGATACATAGACGGCCGCAGGCGGTTCGACGGCT